CTATAGATAAAGGTTATTACACTAAGTGGAGCTCTCGAGGTAACTGGTTTTGGGGCAAAAGCGAGAGGGTAGTTATTGCTCTAGCATATAACGAGTGGAAACTAGGGAGGAGCGACTTTAAAGTAGCCCTGACTTGTAAGATAAGTAATAGTAGTTTATCTAGGTATTTACAAGTTAATAAAGAGGTGGCGTCGTTAAGGGACAATCTACAGCGTAATATACCTGAGCTAGCTGAGGAGGTACTGGTAAAGGGACTAGAGCATTTAAAGGCTAACCCTGAGGGTAACGCTACTACTCAAGCCCTACGGGTACTACAGGCTACAGACGAGGAAAACTACGGATCAGGTCGCTTTAAACAAGAGATAGACGCCGAGGTTAATTACGGTCTCTCAGAGGAGGAGAAACGAGACGCTGACAACTTCCTCGATAATATGTTTGAGGAGGTCAATAACAATACTGAGGGTAATAAGTGGAGCAAGAGTAAAGATAAAGGAGAGGATAAAGAAACTGATAAATAGTATGAGTGATAAACGGCGACGATTTATTAATGTCATTAAAGGCATAAATAAAAAGGAGGCTGATCTCGAGACTGAGACTACTTCTAAGCCCGAGGCTATAGCTAGTCCGTTTATTTTACAGTGTACCTGTGGATCACGTGATACAGTAGGTATGTGCGAGCATAAATACCCCTTACTTAATGGTGGCTGGCACGTGGTTAAATGTCCTATATGTGAGGAGTGTTTAAAGTTTGTCCTAAATACATTTAAATAGAGCCTGTATACAGGCTGTAGGGTAGGTGTATAGAGGGTAAAAAAGGTAGGTAAATGTACTCAAAAGACAAAAAATAGAGGGTCAATATCAAAAACTACGTAAAACTCTCGAAAGCCTTACGTAGCAAGGGTATAGACAGGCTGTATACAGGGTGTATACAGGGTGTCGCACTATACTATACTATACTTAACTATACTTAACCTACGGATAACAAGGGATAAAATGAATAAAAAACAATTACAACATTTTAAAAAGGATCTCTACACTTCTAAGCCTGAGAGGGTTAAGTGGCTTTTACGACCTCAGGGTCAGACTGTGAGAGATATGTTTATGATAATGATGTTTGCTCAGTATTTTAAATTGATCTCCTTTGATTATAAAAGTCCAGCGAACCATATAGAAATATATAAATGCGTTGCTGATCTATCCTCGGGTAAATTAGAGACCTTAGATTTAATAGGTGCTCGAGATACAGCTAAGACTACAGCAGTTAAGATATGGGTAGCGTATTGTACGTGCTATCAACTCTATGACGTAGGAGCTATATCCTCTAAGAATTTAAAAAACGCTCAAAACTTTTTAATGTCTGTATACAATATGGTCGTATCTGACTCAGTGATTAAAGTCTTTGGCGATCCTTTTGGACGCTCTACATACGAAAAGGCTAAACGTCAGGAGAGTATGCAAAAGTTTGATACTAGATCAGGGTGTACTTTGCTAGCTGTATCCTCTTTGCAGTCTCTACGTGGAACGCTAGCGGGAGAGGATAACCGACGTATTGATCTATTGATTTTCGACGACTACGAGGACAGCTCGACTATTGAGTCAGAGACAACTACTAAAAAAATATGGGAGATTATGATCGAGACTATCGGAGCTATGGATCTATCTCGTAAGAAACTAATACGTATCGCTAACTACTTAACAGAGTCAGGTAACGTGCATAAGATAATAAGGCTTAAACGTAACTGGGATAAAGAGGAGTTAATGGTAATACCTATCGCTGACGAGGACGGCGTACCCTACTGGACTGACAAGTTTGTAGCGACTGACGTCGAGGCGGTAAAAGTTAATAAATTTAGGACGTCTGATAATCAAGTAACGAGCCTTGAGAGTATTGAGCGAGGTAACCCTAATTATGAAATGGAGTATCTTTGTAACCCTCGCAAGTTTGGAGATATGGAATTTAAAAGCGACTGGAGAGAACGTATTACTTTGGATCAGGAGGCTATCGACGAGGACGAGTATGGGCTGGTTATCTATGAGCGACCTGTAGAGGGTGCGTATTATTCTATCGGGGCTGACGTCTCGGAGGGTAAAGGTCAAGACGCCTCTACTGCTGTAGTATGGAGGATAGATAAAAAACCGTATACAGTGGTAGCTACATTTATGGACGACAATATCGACCCTGACGTACTCGGGGATAGGCTGGTAGACTGGGGCGAGTGGTACAACTACGCTGTACTTGCTCCTGAGATCAATAATAACGGGTGGGCTACTATCTCGGCTATTAAGGCACGATATGATATATCAGAAATTTACAAAATGGAAAGAGAGGACTCAGACGCTGACGAGGACAGACTACACTCTCTAGGGTTTAGAACTACTGGAGGTCGAGGTGGATCTAAGTCTAAGGCTATCTATGATTTTAAGAGAGCTGTTAAACAGGGAGATATTAAAATACCCTCAGAGGATCTACTAGACGAGATATTTAGTTATACGAAAAAAGACAGGGCGTCTACTAAAGCACTGGCGACTAGGCACTTCGACCTCTTTATGGCGTGTATTATCGGGTATCAGTGCGTAGGGTGGGAGAGCGACGTCGATATACATTTTGCGTAATTGACATTATTAGAGTAATCATAATTGATATATAATCGTTAGTATGAATATATTTACAAAATATCTAGTCCGTAATCAAAGCATAGACAACTCAAATGAGGAGGTAAGCGTTAAAGGTAGCGACTCCCTTGTCTCAGCGATCAGTGCGGTATCGGGAGAGAGTACAGCTAAATACGGAGGGACTGCGGGCGATAAAAACTGGTCTCATATTTGCGTTAAGGCTATTGCTCAAGTGGTCTCTAGTGCTGGATATGATATTTACCGACTTAAAACAAATGACGACAGCGAGGTCGTAGAGGAGGATAATAAAATCAGACGGATACTGGCTAAGCCTAACCCGTACACTACTTGGCGAGTAATGATCTACCGACTTGCTGGACTACTGAAATATCAGGGGTCAGCTTTTTTATGGATAAAAGCTAACAATTTAGGTAAAGATACTGAGATATACGTACTGACTGAGGACGATATAGTAATACACTGGAATAGAGACGGGGTAACCATTGACTCTATGTCTTATATGGGTAACTCACTCACTTTAAATAAAGATCTTATATGGGTACGAGTACCTGACTTTTTCGACGCTCAGGCGTCTGCTGGATCAGCTGAGAAAATATCAGACTGGCTACAAGTGGACGACGAGTCTACAGAGATCACTAAAAAACTGGCTGAAAACGGTACATTTTTGGGAGGTGTTATTAAGACTAAGACTACTCGAGACGATAAGCTAAAGAAAATCGCTAGTCAAATAAAACACCTATACTCTGGTAAAAAGAATAGTCATAAAATGATGGTTTTACCTGACGGAGTAGAGTTTGATCCTCTTACTGGTAACGCTAAGGATATGGAGTTTGGGGATATGGATAACCGATACCGAGATAAAATACTTATGGGTTACGGAGTACCTAAGGGTGTACTAGGATCAGTAGACGGTAAAGGTCGAGCTAATATCGAGGGAGAGCTATACGGCTTTATGGCTTTTACTGTTAGACCATTTTTAACATTGATCGAGGAAACTTTAAACGAGTACCTGATCCCACTACTTGCTGACGGTACAGACGAGACTATATGGCTACAGTTTGACGAGGTAGTACCTGAGGACAAAGACTTTGATCTTAAAGAAAAACAAGCCTCACTCGGAGGTAAAGCGTGGAGGACTCCTAACGAAGTACGACAGTCAGAGGGGCGAGACGATATGGAGGGTAACGACGATCTTAACGCTGATCCTTACGCTGATCTATTTAAGGGTGTTAGTAGAAAAAATCTACCAGCTCGAGTTAAAGCTAAGATCGCTGACAATGAAAGAACTATCGCTAAAACAAAAAAGCTAGACGACTCACTCGATAAGGGAGCTACTTCTCTAGTGGAGAAAATGACAGAGCACTACCACCAAAAATTTATCACTCGGACTAACAATAATCAGGATAAGATCAAAAAGGCTTTTATGGATCACTCAGAGAGTCTACGTGAAAAGGTGTTAGCTAACGTACCAGCTGGTACAAAGGCTAAGGCTATTGACTTTGACTGGTTTGATATTAAGGCTGAGCTAGGGGCTATCTATCTAGGGGTTAAAGAGACTCTACAAGACGTCGCTAACACTGAGGGTAAAAATCAGTTTAGCCTTATTGAAAACCCCGCAGGTAATTACAACCCTAACGATAAAAAATTACAGTCTGCTATTAAAAATGGGTTTGAGCTTAGAGGGTCAAGCTACCTAACAACTCTATCAGGCGTATTATCTAAGGAGGTACAGCTAGGTATTAAAAACGGAGAGACTACAGACGAGCTAACTACTCGAGTCGAGGAGGTTATGGATACTATCCCTAAGTACAGAGCTAAAGCTCTCGCTCAGGATATAGCGTTTACAACTGCTAACAGTGTATCCCGATCAGCTTACGAGCAGTCAGGAGTAGTTACAACTATCAAATGGCATACAGCAGAGGACGAAAAAACTTGTCCGTATTGCGTGGGTATGCAAGGTAAGACAGTAGGTATTAAAGACTCCTTTTTTGAAAAGGGAGACTCATATCTACCAGCTGGAGCAAGTCGGGCTCTCGATCTATCCTTTGAAAAAGTAGACCACCCTCCTATACACGCTAGCTGTAGGTGTATGGTATTACCCGAAACAATTAACTTAGGATAATATGAGTGAGACAGAGATAACAAGACTTTTACAAAAAGAGTTTAGTAAGCTATCAGAAATAGCCGAGCGTTTCGCTGTGGTCGAGACAGAGGTAAAGCATATAAATAGATCCATAGAAAATCTGACGAAGTCTCAAGGGGAATTTGATACTCAAATGTCTAGGCGAGTATCTAACATTGAGAGATCTTTAGAGGGTAATAAGTTTGCTCAAAAGATAGTATACGGGTTTTTAGGTACTCTACTCGTAGCCTTTGCTACTGCTGTAATAAATGACTATATACGGTAACCCTAACCTAAATGAATACATATACACTTACTGAGATAATTAACACTAACTGGTATACCTACATAATAGTCGGGGGTATTTTTCTCTCTGCCTATATTTTTTATGAGTCTTTTATGTTATGGAGGAATAATAGAGGGCACTTTAATTATCACGCTGTAGTATGGATACTAGCGTCTCTGTATATTTTTCAAGGGCTTAACTTCCTGATCTTTGATAGTCGTATCTCTGAGATATGGGCTATCTTTAACTACCTTTGTATCATATATATATTTATGGCTAACGTGTTACTTCGAGAGGATAAACAATAAACAAATGACTAGACTAACACCTAAATACCCTAGGATACTTAGAGACCGAGATAACTATAGACGCTGGTACTTAGATCAGCCTATTATCGTAGAGCTTAATAATGGGGATAAATTAAATATCCCTAAGGGTTATCGTTTCGACGCTCACTCAGTACCATTTATTTTTACACTCTTTTTTAAAAAAACCTATAACGTAGGGATAGACGGTATACAAGGGAAAAACGATATATACTGCTCAATGATCCACGACTTTTTAATAGATACAGAAATGTTTTTAAGGTATACCCGTAAGGATCAGGACAGTGTTTATAGGTCTCTTATGCTTTGTCCTGTCTATAGCGTGAGTAAATGGCGTAGCATTTTTATGCCCCTAGCTGTCAGCACGTACGGTTACCTAAGGTATACATTATGGGGAGACTATCGAGGAGAGCCTAAAGAGGACGTCTATATCAGGATCGAGACTAACGAGTCGGGTAATTGACATTTTAACAATACAGCGAAATAACATATACTAATACTATGAATAAAGACTTTAAAACAATCTACAAGCCGACTACTAATATGTATAGTGGTAACTTCTCAGCAGAGCCTAAGATCTTTATACTCCACGGAACTATGGGGGAGCTTAAGTCTGCTCTACCGTGGCTACAAGGTAAGAATGGTAACAAGGGTAGCTCGGCTCACTTTTGTATAGACCGAGACGGTACAGTCTACAACCTAGCCGACGTTAAAAAACGTACTTGGCACTCAGGCGTTGTAAAACAGCCTAACGAAAAAGCTCGAGAGATCTTAGCTAAATACGGAGACAACCCTAACAAATACTCTATCGGTATTGAGGTAGTTATTAAATGGGGAGAGGAATACAGCGACGCTCAGGTACAGGCTGTCTGTGATCTATACGAGTATCTAGCTGATAAGTACGAGTACGCTATAGCACTAGACGATAATCGGCTGGTATGCCATAAAGATTTTCACGTAGACAAGCCTAACCTAGACGCCTCTCGAGAGAGGATCATTAAAGAGCTTAAAAAGCGTGGAATATGGAGCGAGGTAATTGCTGACGACAACCTGTCATATATAGATCGAGTGGACGGGCTGTTTGATAAATTAAAAGGTAATGAGGATCTGTGGGCTAAAGTAAAAGAATGGGCTGTACGTATCATAACTTGGTATATTAAAAACCGTAAAGCATAGGCATTGACATTTTTTATATGGCGATACCTGTAGTAACATAAAAACTATGAAAGATAATAAAACATTAAACAAAATCCTAACGGACGAAACCCTAAAAAACTTCGAGGCTAAGGCTGAGGAGCTTGCTACTGAGGTAGCTAAAATTAAAGCCGACGGAGACGAGGGAACTTTTAAGTTTATTATCTCTACTGGTAACGAGGATCGACAAGGAGAACGAGTAATACAGGACGGTATAGATATTAAGAACTTTATGAAAAACCCTGTACTACTGGTAGACCACCGATATACTATCGACTCTATTGCTGGTAAATTTACTAAGATCACTCGAGACGGAGACAAGACTATCGGAGAGGGTGTATTTTCTAGCAACGCTACAGGAGAGCACGCTAAGGCACTTTATGACGGAGGCTTTTTAAACGCTGTCTCTGTAGGGTTTAGAGCACTAGCTTACGACGAGGAGGATAGATCTAATATCACTAAGTCAGAACTACTAGAGGTATCTCTAGTCGCTGTACCAGCTAACGCTGAGGCTCTAGCTATGCTGGACTCTAAAGCTATCGCAAAAGCGGGAGCTAATGGACTACTTACTTTTAAACAAGAGGTAGCACAAGAGGACGCAGAGGACGTATCAGAGGATACCCCAGCTGAGGACGAAGTGGTTACACCAGTAGACGAAAAAGGAGACAAGGTTACTGTAGAAAAACTAGCGGAACGTATGGGGGTCGTAGAGGATACTCTAGGATCTATCTCTACTGATATTAAAGGACTTACTGATACTATCTCAGAGGTACTAGCTAAAAAAAAGACTGACGAAGTGGAGGAGGAAGTTACACCAGCTGAGGACGACGAGGACGAGGTAGACCTAGATAACCCCGATATGTCAGAGGCTGAAAAAGCCCTAGCTATTAAGCGAGAACTACAGAAAGGAGTAGGGTATCTACAGGAGCTATTATCTAAGACTCCATATTTAAATGTTAAAACTGCTGAGGAAGTAGACGAGGACGAGGAGGACGAGGACGAAAGCGACGACGAGGAATAGAGACAATAATAATAATTACCCCCGATCGGGACGCTCTGCGGAGGATCTGAGGGACAATTTATTAGGTAATTATTATTACTATGAGTGATATTAAAACTATCGTAAAAGAGGTTTTCGACGAGTCCATTAAAGGCGTGTCTGACGATCTTACATCTCAGTATAAAGAACTGGGAGACAAAATGGGTAATTTATCAGACGACGTAAGTCGAATGAAAATCGCTAATCAAATGGTAGACCAAAAAACAGGTGTATCTCACGAGTCTAAAGAGGCTCTAGGGAACACTGTTAAATTTATCTTTGGTGCGAACGTAGGGGATAAATCAAAGTTACTAAAAAACTTTATCCCACAAGCTCTACACACTAAAGCTGAGGCGTTTATCTCAGGTGGTGCTACAGGGTACGGAGAGGAACTTATGGGCGTAGAAGTCTATAAAGGAATTATCAGAATTGCTACAGAGTTTGGTCATATTATGGCTATGGCTGAAACACGTACAACTACTCAACGTACGTACAAGCTAGTAATCGACGGAGGATCTACTACTAACTACGGAGCTTATGACAACGAGCTAGCTAGTCGAGACGCTGAAAAGCTAGCCTTTACACCAGTAGAGGTTACTCTAAAGAAATGGCGACGAATTATCGGTACTTCGCAAGAGGCTATCGAGGACTCAGAGCCTGAGGAACTAGGAGCATATATTATTACTGTTTTAGCTGAGTCTTTTGGTATCCATACGGACGTACAAGGGTTTGCTCTACTAACAGGAAATACATCAGCTCCAGTTATGACTACAGCGGTTAATACTGCTATGACTTGGGACGAAGTGGTAAACTGTCAAGGTCTACCTAAAAAACGAGTATTGTCCCGATCTGCGTACTTTGTCAATATGACAACTTACCTAGCTTGGATCACAATTAAAGATACTCAAGGTAACCCTCTAGTCCGAGACGCAAATAAAAACGTAATCGACGTTGTAAACTTTGCGGGAGGAGTAGGGATCACACCTGCGGGAATGATCGGACGATACCCTATCTACGTTGTAGAGGACACAGTTATTGCTGGTAGTCTAGGGGACGCTGAGGATACAGCTATCGGAGTATTTGGAGACATTTACTCAACTATGGCTCTTATCACACGTCGAGCGTTTGCTGTAGAGGAGTCTACAGAGGAACGGTTTAGCGAGGACATTGTGTTAGTTAAAGGATCTGCTCGAAAAATCGAAGTGATCAAAAACGATAATGCGTACTGTATTATTGAACTTGGTGAGTCGGCATAGGGAGAGTCTTATTAACAATCTAAATAATTTATATTATGACTGATAAAAACACAAAAGCCCCAGCTACGGGTAAAACAAAGTCATACCTCAGAGACAGAGGGTTTGGAAACGGTACTAACGTATATCGAAAAGATCAGACTGTACAACTTACTGACGCTCAGGCGAAAGGTAGGATCGCAGAGTTTGATAAAGACGGTAAACTGGTAAAAGGTTTCGTAACCCCAGTCAAGGAGGCTAAGGCTGAAAAAGACGAGGAATAGCCTCGCACTACTCGCTCGCCATATGCGGGAGGAGCTACAAAAACGTCCTACGGGGCGTTTTTGTTTTGTCTTAATTGACATTATAAGAGTAGAGCAAGCTGATATATAATCTATGTATGTTAGAAAATATAAAGACTAAATTAAGTATTACAGTATCTACCTACGACGCAGTGTTACAAGGTATGATCGACGGGGTTATCGCTCAGGTCGAGGGATACTGTGATAGGAAGTTTCTACGTGGTACTCATACCGAGTATTTTAATAATGTACCTGTATATATGTCAGCGACTCCTATCGCCTCAGTAACGAGCATAGGGGTAAAGACTGGAGTAAACACTTACGAGGATCAGGATCTATCGCTTATAGACTATGACTCAGATACTGGGGAGGTCGATATTTACTTTACTAGCGGTCTTAAAAAGGTCAAAGTAGTATACGTGGGGGGTTACTACGTATCGAGCGAGGACGAGGGTTACGAGGACGGAGACGCTATGTTACCAGCAGACCTAAGGGAACTTATAGAGAGACTGGCGGTCAGATACTGGAAACGACTACCTGACGAGGGTAAAAAATCTAAGGTCTTTGATAAGACTACTGTTACGTTTGGTAAAATGCTAAACGACGAGGATAAAGCTCTACTCGATAATAACTACAGAGCTACATTTATTTAGCTTTATGAATGATTTTAAATTTAATCCTAAGCTCGACAATGAGGCACAGTTTAAACAAGCGTTTAAGGTCGCTCCGATCCTTACACGTAAAGCTCTTAATAAAGCTGTACAGTCAGGACTCGCTGAGATCTCTAAGCGTCAGAATGATAGCGACGGGGGGCTCTATCAGTTTCGTACTCGTAGGGCTACTCGTACTGGTATGCTTGCTAAAATGTTTAGTCTTAATACTGCTACGGCTATGCGTACAGTACGTGCGACGAGGCTAGGGTTTTATGCTGAGACTTTTTCTACCGTTTCATACGCTGAGGATATAGTCGAGCAGTATAATAATAATTTTTATCAGAGGATATTAA